CTTTAATTTTTGATTTTTTTGATAAAATCTGTCATAGACAGTTCTCACATTCTTAACGTGGGTCAACGGATTAATCATAGTAAATGGTTTCTCCAATTATAAACCCCCTGACTTAAAAAGTCAAGGGGTTGTTTTTTATTCTATTTTAATTAAGGTGGATGATAGAATTGATACATTTGCTAACTCGGTAAACTACAATTAACGAATTAAAACCTCCTTACATATTCTTTTACATTCTGATTGTCTGTCGTCACATTCGACTAGGCACTCGTAATATTCTGTGATTAAATCGTTATCATCATTATAACCGTTGAGTTGATTTAGTGGAATTAAGTTGTGCATTTTATCGAATAATAGTTGAATAATTGAACCATAATACAGGAGTTTTAGTGCATCTTGTTTCTCCTAATTCTAAAAATATTTAGAAAATACTATCTACAAATTCAGATATAAGTTAACAAAAATTTATGCCTACGCACATATACCTAGTCACGTTGTCGCCAATCATCTGAACGCTCTTGTTTAAACCAATCAGCAATATCATCTGCACCGTAAAATCCTCTTTTAGGTTTGCTGTCTGGATTGCCTATGTCCAAATATTTAAGGCACGAACCATCATCATCTGTCGCTAATCTTCTTGCTTGACTCAACATACCTCTAGCACTTGTATTTGCTTTTGCCAACTTATTTGCCCATATCATGTCTTCTAATGAAACTTCAGTTCCAGCTGCGATGTCTTTACAAATTGCTTGCAATCGTAAACGGTATTGTGTAGATAGCATAAGATAATCTAATAGTTCACATTATTTATTTTAATATTTTTACCCTAATATTAATGTATTGTTATGAACACATTACCGCCACTTTGATAATGGTTTTGTTTGAATTAACTTGGCGGTTTCAAGTTCATCACTCTCATCTGGGTTAGTATGATATGTAACTTCTTTTAATGTTTTTAGGTATTCTAAAACGTGTTCTCTTATTTCCATCAAGTCTTCATAACATCCCTGATTGTATGCACAACCACGCAAATCGTGGTCAGGTTTTAATACTGACTCGGTAAACAAATCTAATGCTCGTTGATATTTTTGAGCAGATGTTTCCTCTGTATCAATTGAGTTTTGGTCGTGCATTTTTCTTCTCCTTTTGAATACCTTTTTTTATGTATATCATAGCACATTCAAAGTTCTTTGAGAAGTGTTCTACGATACCATTATGAACAATAGCAAACTTTCTTCCGTTTGATGGAACTGCAGCCCACGAACCATCCTTTGTTACATAACCAGATGGTTGACCGATTTTGGCATCTAATAAAGAGGGAAATGTGGTGGGGTAGAAAGATTGATAATTATCTCCCCTTGCCATTAAAATACAGCAGTAACACTAACAACAGTAGCGTTAGGGTTTCTTGCAAGTGCGACTTGTCTTGCTTCCTGATAATCAACTGCTCTTACTTCTTCAGTAAAAGTTTGACCTGCTACATAAAGTTCAACTTTAACTCTCATTAGAAAAACCTCCCTTTAGATGCAAAGTTTACGATTGCAAATGAAGAACCAATACAAAATGTCATCAATGCTAATGTGAGAACGAATCCTTCAATCATAGTATCTCCTTTTGTTTACTCTTCTATTATATAATATCTAAGATGTTTATGCAAGGCTCTTGTGCCACTTTGTTAACTGGTTGATAATCATTGATTCTTTTTTCAATTAGACTACCATAGTTTTCATTAAGTTCACAACCAATATAATGACGATTAAGTGACTTTGCAACTGCAGCTGTAGTTCCTGCACCCATAAATGGGTCAAGTACTGTATCCCCTTCCTCACTCCCTGCAAGTATACAAGGTTCAATCAAGTCAGGTGGATATGTTGCAAAATGTGCTTCCTTATATGGTTTTACTGTTACTGACCAGACAGAGCGTTTATTCTTTGTTGGATATGATTTTGTAAGTCCGCTATGTGGTTGAAGTCCTGTTCCTTCGTTGTGATATTTTCCATTTGTTCTGTCTCTTGTTCCCCAATCTTTTGCGGGTTCTTTGATTGCTTCATTATTGTAGTGATATTTTCTATTTTTACTGAACAAAAATATATATTCGTGTGACTTCGTACACCTGTCTCTGACACTCTCTGGCATCGGGTTAGGTTTATGCCATATTATATCTTGTCTTAAATACCATCCATCATTTCTCATCGCAAATGCTAAGAGCCAAGGTATTCCAATTAAATCTTTTTCTTTTAATCCATCTAATTTATTACCTCTTTTATTACATTCATCTGGTAAGTCTTGTTTTGTTTTAGATACAGATTGTTTTGGATATGATTGACCTTTACCTGGTCGATAATTATAATAACTATCCCCTAAATTGACCCACAAAGTTCCATCGTCAGTAAGAACATCCCTGACACTACGAAATACATTTACAAGACTTTCAATATATTCTTCGGGTGTTTCTTCAAGTCCTATCTGACTATCTTGTCTAATTGCACCACACTTAGGGCAAACAGTTTTGTATATTGCATCCCCTACTCCATACATTTCATCATGATTTTTATGTCCTGTATTACAATTCTCAGGTTTAACTTTACTGTCTCTCCTATGATTACAATTAGGATCGCCACCTATCCATGTTGCTGTACCATAATCCCTAAGTCCATAATATGGTGGGGAAGTAACACACATTCTTGCTTTCTCATCAAATTGTTTGAGTGTATTTCTACAATCACCATACAAAATTTTATCTTTCATAATAATTTAAAATCAAAATAGAATAATTTAACAGATTAATTTTGTCTCACACTATTGATAAACAACTGTTTACCAACTGGGTATCTTGATCTGATAAAATCTTGAATGTATCTTCTATCAGCAGTATCTACAGTTTCAGTAATGTAGTGTGACCTGTTTTGGTGGTCAGTATATCTGGCATTAACAATGTATTGAGTCATAGTTGTTAAAATCCACCATTGAATCTACTATCATTTTAGCACTTTTATTGTGTTCTATCAACTTATTCAACCATATTCTTTCATTAAGTGTAACCTTACCATCAGTAGAAATTATCCTACAACAAATGTCAATTATTCTATTTCTGTAGTTTTGACTTAACATTAATATTTCATAATTGCCAACATTATTGTTGGAGCTATTGTATAAAAATAGTCTGCCCACTCACAATTACCTTTCCCAAGATACTTATCATAATATAATTCTTTAATTGCTGGAATAATAAGAGCAATAAACATTCCAACTATTCCAAAAGAAAGCATAAGAATAAAAGAGAGAATAGCTCCCCAGAAAAAATGCAGTAGTTTATCTTTTTGAATGTTTGAGAGTTTTTTTAACATATTTTTATACAGTTAACAATATTATAGCAATAAAAAAAGGGATCGTCAAGATCCCTTTAACATTTTATTTAAGATAGTCTTTTCGAGCATGATGTTCTGGTACTACTTTACCCAACTTGACGGTAAGAAGTCCATCCTTGAATTGAACCTCTCGGACTTCAACGTCGTCTGAAAGTGCCCATTCTCTTGTGAAACTTCTTTGAGCCAGTCCCTGATGGACATACTCGGATCCTGTATCTTTAGTTTCTTTGGATCCTTCGACGATAAGTTTTCCATATTCAGTATAAACCTTAAGTTCTTTTTTACTAAATCCTGCTAATGCGATTTCTAGTATCGACTCAACATTATTTACATGAATAAGATTGTAGGGTGGATAGTTTGTTGTGGTTTCATAAGAATTGAAAAATCTATCTAGGTATGAATCCATACCAATTCCATTCTTAGAAATAATCTTCATTAATTCTGGAAGATTAGCAGTATGATACTTTTGTAAGTAAGTCATAGTTCTCCTTAATAAGCGAGTGTTAATTTTTGTCCCCGAAGGCGACACTACTAATTATAACACTTTCCATAAAAAAAGGGGTGGTAAAAACCACCCCTACACTATGAAACAAACACTTCAAAATAAAAGAGGGAGGTTGGGTTCCTGTATACCAACAAATAACGGGCATTACTACAGAAGTAAATACGTTACAGCCTGAGACCCGATTGGTTGATCGGTTCTACCCTTGCGAGCAGCAGCACCACCTGTGTCTCATCACCTTAACCAGCGGTTGCCAGTAAGTTTATTCAGTCACTCCCATGTTGCGTCCAACATTATTAATATAACACACTACTATTTAGTTGTCAAGCGTTTCTCTTAACTTACGAATTGAACCCTTTAAATTATCAAACATCTGTTCCACAGTTGCACCTCTAGGCATCCCCATCTGTCTAAGTGACTCTCTCATATTCTCTGCAACCAACATCGCATCTTCATCCTTCGACAACTTACATCTAAAGTACATGAGTTTCTGTTTCTCTAACAACTCTTCAATCAAATCAAGTTGTTCCAACTCATCCTCCTCATATCCAGTTACAGGAGCAAAAGCTGTATCAATAATACTACTTGTGATTAAGTCTTGAAGTTCTTTGATCTCTTCAAGACTGGCTTGAACCATTTCTGAATCAAAAAACTCGCTACTAGAATCAAACTTCATTTAACAACAATCTCCTTGAGTGTTTGTTTGTACTTTTTAAGGTTAATATTATTTAACAAAAACGGCTTGTATTTGTCAAGTTTCATACTGACGGTTTTCCATACAAAATCATCTAACTTGGCATCAAAGTCTTTTTTGTATCCAAGCATACCATCGAGTATCACTAACGTCTCTGTTGTGATGTTTTTCTTTAAATGTTCTTTGATAATAATTGGGTGTTTCGTTATCGATAAAAAATTTTTCAGAATTGTAACCTGCTTCAACTAAAGTTTGAACAACATCTCTTTTCACATCAAATACATCCACATTTCTATCTTTTTCATTAGTAATATTAAAATACAAACCATTTAAAACATATCTAGTTTCTTCACTGGATATAGT